GTAATGGTACTTACATTTACTATATTAGGTGCTGACATTGTTTCCTTCCTTTACTATCCACCAAATACGATAGCCATTGCTATTGCTTTACCTGTGGTTACTCCACCGCCATTACTAAATGCGGCAACTTGTAATTTATCATTAACTGCCGCACCAGATTGTAAAACCACAGATGTACCATTGGTGGCTGTATAGTCATCTGTATCTACTAATAGTACTCCATTTAAATATACAAATATATTTCCTGCTGTATAACTCATTGTTGCAGAGTTAGCATCACTACCACTAAAAGTTGTTTGATTAGCTGTAGCTGTATATTCAAATGTATTTATTGTTATAGGTGTTCCACCACCACTGCTACTACTAATCGTAATAGTTTTAGTTGCACCTGTGCCTGACGCTGTTACGTCACTACCTACAAAGTTTAATGTCGTTGCAGTAGTAGATAATGAGCTACCTTCTTCTTGAACAGTTACACCACCACCACCTGAACCTGTGCTTGCGGCAGTAAGTCTTCCTTGTGCATCTACGGTAATACTAGCGTTAGTATAACTACCTGCTGTAACAGCCGTATCAGCTAACTTATCTGCGCTTACTGCGTCATCTGCTATCATAGCAGTAGCAACTGTACCTGTATCTCCTGTACCTATAAGTGTACCCGAAGTTGTGGGAAATGTCAAGAGTGCTTCTGAATGATTTATCTTATTAGAACCAAGAACAATTGCATGATTACCCATGTAAGCATGACTTGAACATTGATAATATAATATGTTTGGAGTATCTTCAGTTACCGCTATTTGTAAATAGGTACTTGTTGTTGTAACACCTGTTGTGTATGCTGTTGTTTTATCCGCGTCTAAGTAAAGTCTAAATGGATGACTTGACATATCGCTTGAGCTAAGAGTAAATCTGTAATGATATTCTGAATTAGATGTTACGTTGTCAACACCATACAGTGTTAAAGCAGGTGACTCTATTCCATTTATAGCATAGCCTTGACTGCTTCCATCTCCGTAGTATGGATGTGCAGATGTTTTTGTTACTACAGTTACACTAAATTCTACAGGATTAGAAGAACTTCCATAACTGCTAGATAACAAAAATGCATCTACATATTCACTTGCTTCTTTATATACTGCTTTTTCTGCAGGTTGTGTTACAAAAATATCTCGTGTGCCAGAAGTCCAGTTGACGGCACTATCAGAATTACTGGACTGTAAAATAGTTGTACGGGCGAGAGTAGTTCCTGAAGAGGTATATGTTCCTATACCTACCTCAAAATCAGTCCCGTCCGTACAACAGTAATAAGTAGTATTGCCATTTCCTATGGATGCAAAAGATTCAAAACCAGTAACCGCACCTGCAAGAGTGTATGTACCCGTACCAGTTGTAGTAGTGGTTTCTTTTACTCTATCAGCGACTACTAAAGCCATGTTATTAAGCCTCTGTTATGGTTATGTTTCCTGATGCAAATCTTAGTGTATCACCATCAGCAATTGTTTTTGAAGCTGTCAGCGCACCATGATATAATAGATTTCCTGAAGTAGAAGCATCAAATATACCAAAATGTGTTACAGTTCCAAAATTACCACCGCTTGCTGTAAATTCTTCCGCAGAACTACTAGAGGCAGAACCACTAGATGCTGAAGCAAATGTAATTGCTTGCCTAGAATATCCGTTTCCAGATACTTCTGTTCCTGAACCTGCATCAGTGGGGTCACTAGTAAACAATGCTAAATAAACGGCACTAGGTGCTGTAGTGGATGTTGTTCCTAAGAAATGGTCAATGACTTTATTTTCCAGATAATTGGATTTTGCAGACATTATTTTCTCCTATGAAGTGAAGAGAGGCAAGTTTCCCTGCCCCTCTGTATTACTAAGCAAGTTGGTCACGTACAACTTCTGTGGCTAGTTCTTGTGCGCCATTTGTGTCTGCGACACAAGCTAACACACGTAATCTACCCTCAGTAACATCTGCTGAAGCGGCAATTAATTTAACATCAATTGTGTCAGTAGTTGTTACATGTTGCACAAAGTTAATTGTGCCAGAAGTGGTCATTGCTGAACCATTAGTGCCTGAAGCAAGAAAGCCAGTAGAAGTTACGTCACCGCCATCAACGATGTCATCACCTTCGGCAAAGTCAACATCAACAGTTGGAGTAGTTCCATTAAATGCTTTCAAAACTTCCACACCAGCAAATAGAACCATAGTATTTGCAGGGATTTCAAGGAGTTGAAAGATATCTCCATTGGTACAAGAGTAGTCAGTAATCTTCTCTATGTCCAATATAGCTTCAATCATCCTTAACCCAAAACCATTTCTATCGGCAGGAAGTGCAGCAATAGAGTTTGAATTAACTCCAGCAGTTGCTGAAGAAGTCATATCAAAAGTAGCCATAACTATATCTCCTTCTAAGCTGCGTTATATTTAGCAGTCACGATTGCTTCTGGACGAAGAATCTTTCTGCCATAAAGGTGCATACCACGAACAATGTCAGCAAAGCTGTCAGGGTCACGATAAGTCTCAGTCTTATTAATCTGCTCTGCAGTAGCAATAGCAGAAGTATGACCTGCGACAATTACACCAAAGTTTGAGTTTTGGTTTGCACTACCAGTTGTACCCGGACCTGTGCCAACTGAAGGTAGGTTGTTAGAAACGTACACGTTAAATCCATGTAGGTTATTTACAACTAAACCATTCTGAAGTCCAGAACCACCGAAATCTGAATTTAGAAGACGTGAATCTTCGTCCTTTAGAAGTTCGACAAATACAGGGTCAACAACAATCCAACGTCCTTGTGTCTCCACATTCTGCTGGTCAAGTAATCTTCCCATACGGGAAATAACCATTAGAGGTGAAGCAGTTGCTGTTGGAAGCGCAGTTGCACCCGGTAAACGTGCGGCAAGCGGTATTGAATGGTCACCAGCACTACTTGTGGTAATGTTACCGAAGCTATCTTTACGTAGCTTCATAGTTGTTAGCAACTCGTCTGAACCTGCAGTTGCTACAGCTTTTGAACCATTTACGGTTGTATTAGCTGTGCTTGCGTTGGTGCTTAGAGATGCTTGCTTAAAACCAGACATGTAACCAAGAACGTCTTGGTCAAACTGGTCAGCTAAACGGTAAGCGGCACGGTCACTTGCCAACGATTGAAAGTTGACGTGGCTGTGTGCTTCTTCAATGTCATCAACCTTAAATGCAAAGTAGTTAGCTTTGTCAATAGTAAGGCTGAAATCTTCATCGTCAAGGTCTTGAGGAGTAATTTGAGTACCCCTAGCATATTCCTTAACAGTGATTTCGGGTTCTTTGATAATCTTAACGGAATCACCCATGTTTGCAATCTCTCCGAAGTAATCAGAGTTAGTGATTGCTTCAGCAACGGCAGACTTGCGGAAAGCAAGTTGTACCTGTTTGCTGTAAATAACAGGACTAAAATTTCCATTAGGAAGATTACCATAACCAGCGGCTGTTTGAAATGCCATGATTAGTCTCCTATTGTTATTTTATGTTACAGATACAAACTCACAAAATTTAGAGGCTGATTAGGTTAGGTGTGACTGTACGGGTCAGGCTAACTGCTTCAGGTAATCCGAAGATTTGTTCGTTTGCTGATTGATTGTGCAAGTAGTTAGCTAAACAACTTACACTATTGACTATAGTTATATTCATAAATAACTATTTGTCAACCGTTTTATCTAGCAGAACCAGATAAATCGTATATGAATTTGCCAGAACGGATTGCTTCCATTATTTCATCTGACTTCTTTTCATATTCGTGTGCTGACATCTTTTGGACATCAGATTCTTTTAAGTATGAACTAGCCTCATTATCTTGTGGCTTTGTCCTCGTATTTTTCGTATTAACTGCTTCAGCAGCACTCTTAGCATTTTTGCTTGGTTTTGTCTTGCTAATGTTTCTATCTGACTTATATAAGTCAATTGCTCGTGCCGCTGACCTTGCATCACTGTCATTCTCGTATAGTGCCTCCTGCACCCATTTAGGTTGTTCTTCTGCCCACTCATGGAAGTCATCACTGTCTCTAATCTCACCAAAGTCAGGATGCAGTTTTAATAATTCTACTTCTGCTTTTTCTTTGTTAGCAGAAAGTTGCATTTCATCAATTGCTTTTACTTTTTCTTCTAGCTCTAAAGATTGCTCTTTAGCTTTTTTCATAGCAATTGTTTCTACTATCTGTGCTACATCTGGATATTCTGCCGCCCATTTTTCTATGTCTTCATCTGACTTAGGCAACTTCATTTCTTTTTTTGTAGCATCTGATAACTGACGCTTTAAAGTTTCTAATTCTTTTTTAAATTCTTCAGCTTGTTTCTGCTGATGTCTACGTAAATCAGAATACCTTTTCTTAAATGTTTTTTCTTCTGCGTTAGTAGGTTCAACTTCTTCAGGTTCAGTTTTCTCTACTTCACCCTTTTGTTCCTTTAACATTTGTTCTAATTCTTCTTCGTCCTTTTTTATACGCTCTTCTTGTGAATAGGGTTTAGATACAAATGCTTTCTTTTCTTGTGGCTTCATTTCTTCTGCCATGATTGCTTCTGACATATTATGTCTCCTTCTGGGGCTAACCGTAGCCACTGTTGGGTGGGGGATTAGGTAGCCAGTTAATGTAAGTATTTAAAGGCTACTTACTTGACCTTTTCATTAGACCGCCTTTAGCTTTACCGCCTGTAGCTAGTCTACCACCTTGTTTTTTTACAGCTTGTCTAACACTTCGTGCTTTTGATGCAGACATATTTTTTGTAATACGTTTTACTTTTTCGTTATCTCTTTTTTCTCTTAATTTTCTAGCACGTTCATTTGCTTTTGCGTCTGCTTTTTTCTTTGCGTCTGCTTTTTTCTTTGCGGCTGCTTTTCTTTTAGCTTCAGCTATAGCGGCTAGTCTAGCCTCTTCTGCTAGTCTTGCTTCTTCTGCAATTTCTTCTTGTCGTATTTTTAATGCCTCTGCTTGTCTTGCTTTTTCTAATGCTATACGTGTTTGGTCAGCTATTTCTGCAGATGCAGGGCTATCCTTTGTACCTCCTACACCACCAACATAACCAGCGTCAAAACCAAACTCAGAAGCTAAGTTTTCTCTGTCCTGATTTGTGATACCTGTATAAGGTTTAACACTTGGGTCTGTAGCATTTAAAACAACATTTCCAAATATATCTACACCTGTACCATCTGGACTTACATCATCTGTAATATCTGCATCTTCATCCATCAGTTCTTGCATTCTTTGGTCGTAGGTTGCAGGTGTAGTAAATTCAGGTGGTGGTGGTTTTCCACCTGAATCTGCATCATCTACATCAAGAGGTCTACCTGCTATTTGCTGTGTTGTTGCATAGGTAGCTGGTTCATCTGTAAAGCCATAGAGCTTATCTAATTCTTCGATGTACTTATCATATTTAGCTCTTTGAACATCGTTTAGATTTTTGTATCGATTACTATCCTTTGTGCCTATATAACCGCCTTGCCATCCTGACTTGCCATTGGCTTGTAAACTTTTAGAAAGTGAATCTAAATCAGAAAATTTAATTTTATTTAGAGCATCACCTGTAGAAGGATTAATTGGAACACCATATCTATTGTATACATATCCTG